CCTTATCTAACGCCAACGACTTTGAACGTCAGATTAAGTGGCTTACCCAGGATGTGCGCTCTCGCCTTAACCCTACAGGTAAACTTATTATTATCGGAACTCGCGTTGCATCCGTAGACTTGTACCGCGAGCTACGCCAAGAAGATAGATACCCAGGTGGATTAGTTCCTTGGACATATCTTGCTATGCCAGCGCTTTTAACAGCAGATGAGAACCCTGATAAGTGGGAAACCCTTTGGCCTTACTCAGATGCACCCTTTGATGGACAAGAAGATTCAGATAAGAACGAAGAAGGTCTCTACCCTCGCTGGTCTGGTCGTAACTTGTACAACGAACGCCAAGCTATGGATGCTTCTACCTGGGCGTTGGTTTACCAGCAGCAGGATATATCTGAAAACTCAGCCTTTGACCCGGTATGTGTTCGCGGCTCCATTGATGGAATGCGAAAGTCTGGTGCTTTAGTTGCAGGCCATCCCGGTCACCCACGAGATTTATCTGGTTTCTCCATTATCTGCGGTCTAGATCCTGCGATGATTGGTGATACCGCAGCTGTTTGTTATGCAATAGATCGCAACTCGAATAAGAGGTACATAGTAGATGCTATTAAAATTAGTAGACCGTCTCCTGCCGACATTCGTGAGCTTATATTTAATTGGACTTCCCTATACGGCCCTTCTGAGTGGATCGTTGAACGTAATGCGTTCCAGTCTTTCCTCACACAAGATGAAGGGATCAAGCAACACCTTGCATCCAGAGGAGTAATCTTACGTGAACACCACACAGGAAACAACAAGTGGGACGCAGGATTCGGTGTTGCCAGTATGTCCACTCTGTTTGGAACGAAGCAGCACGATGGTAAGCATCATAGAGACAATCTCATCCATCTTCCTAGCGATCAAACAGAAAATGTCAAGGCGCTAATCGAGCAGTTAATTACCTGGACCCCTACTACTAAGGGTAAGACCGATATGGTAATGGCTCTCTGGTTCTGTGAGATCCGCGCAAGAGAGATGCTTAACTATGGTAAGTACGCATCCCACCATCTTAAAAACCCATTCCTCTCACGAGGAGAACTCAGTAAGCGAGTAGTTGTCAATATAGATGAACTCATCGCACAAAACCAACAGAATCAACACTTCGTCTAAGGAGATACAATGCCAGTAAGAAAGCCAGGAAAGTGTCGCAAGTGCGGTAAGTCAGATAAAGCGTGTAAGTGCTAATGGCGAATATGAAGAAGCCTGTTGCTAAGACAACAGCCAAGCCAACAGTAAAGCCAAAGCCTAAGACAACTAAGAAGCCAGAGAAGATGACTCCGCAAGATGCAGCTATGAAGAAGATCTTAGAGAAAAAATACGGAAAGATTTACGGATAAGGAACCCCAGTGTTAACAACTAAAGAGGTCATTGCGAAGGTAGGTCGCCTTCAGACCAAATTCGCAGGGCGCGATCAGCGTATGCGCGACGTGCTCTCGGTACGCCAAGGAGATATTAGCAAGGTTTACCCTTCTATGTTCTCAGAAGAGTATCCGAAGCCTCTCGTTGCTAACTTCGTTGACGTTGCAGCCCGCGACTTAGCAGAGGTTATGGCACCACTGCCATCATTTAACTGCGCTGCAGTCAATATGGTTTCAGATGCACAGCGTAAAGCTGCAGATACCCGTACTCGTATCGCCAATTACTTTGTTACAGCCTCTGATCTACAGATTCAGATGTACCAAGGTGCAGACTGGTTCAATACTTACGGTATGTTGCCAGCAATTGTTGAGATGGATTACGAGACTAACTCTCCACGTATCCGTTTGCTCAACCCATTTGGTGTCTATCCTGAGATTGACCGCTTTGGTCGCACCATTTCACTATCTCAGATAGTTGTAATGGATGCAGAATCCCTTGCAGCACAGTACCCAGAGTTTGCACCACAGATTTTGCCACGTAATAACTTCGGACAAGGCTCACCTAACCTATCTGTAGTGCGCTACCACGACAAGGATCAGGATTTAATCTTCATCCCAGAGCGTAACAACCTAGTCCTTGCTAACCTACCTAACATAACTGGTAAGTGTTTAGCATCAGTTGCTATGCGTTCATCCCTAGATGGCGAAGCACGTGGACAGTTTGATGATGTGCTATCTGTACAACTTGCCCGTGCTCGTTTTGCAGTGCTACAGATCCAAGCAGCTGAGAAATCTATCCAAGCACCTATTGCTATCCCACAAGATGTGCAAGAGTTGGCACTTGGTCCTGATTCAATTATGCGTTCTGCTAACCCACAAGGTATTCGTCGCGTTCCTTTGGAACTACCACCTGGAGTCTTTACAGAATCTGGTGTCCTAGAGCGTGAACTACGTCTTGGTGCTCGTTATCCAGAATCTCGTTCAGGTAACATTGACGCATCAGTTGTAACAGGTCGTGGTGTTCAAGCACTACAGGCTGGTTTTGATACACAGATCAAAGCAGCACAAGCACAGTTTGCTCGTATGTTCCAAGAGCTTATCTCAGTTTGCTTTGAAGCAGATGAGAAAGTATTTGGTGGTATTCCAAAGACCATCAAGGGTTCAGATGATGGAACACCTTACGTTCTAAAGTACACACCATCTCGTGACATCAAGGGTGAGTACGGCGTAGATGTACGCTACGGAATTATGTCTGGTATGGATCCAAACCGTGCCATCATTGCATTACTACAAATGCGCTCAGACAAGCTCGTATCTCGTGACTATGTACGTCGTGAGATTCCAATGGACTTGAATGTTACGCAGGAGGAACAACGTGTTGATATCGAAGAAATGCGCGATTCTTTGCGCGTGGCTGTTGCTCAGTATGCTCAAGCCATTCCGGCCCTTGCAGCGCAAGGCCAAGACCCTAGTGAGATTATCACCCGCATTGCATCTGTTATCCAAGGTCGGCAAAAGGGCCAATCGCTAGAGAGCACAATCGAAAAAGCATTTACACCAGAACCACCACCTCCAGCCCCAGCGATGCCACCTATGGCACCAGGTATGGAACAACAACTTCCAGCAGCAGGTGCGGCCCCCGCCCCAGCCTCAGCGCAACCTCCACAAGAACAAGGTGGTATGGCCCCTGCTGCTGGTCAAAGACCCGATATAGCCCAATTACTCGCTGGTATCACCGGCGCAGCTTAAGCAGAGGAGGTGTAAATATGAACAAGGGATCTCGCGCAGCAGCGCCAATGTCAAAGCCAGTCGAAGGCAAGAAGGACACATCTAAGCCAGCAGGTGGCAAGGTAGTTCCATCAATGATGCCAGCAGGCCGTCGTGGCAACGCAGTAAAAAAGGGATAATAACTTTTTAATGAGAGGTGTACTGGGCGATGAAAGATGATAAATACGTTCCTCGTCCAGTACGCTTTCTTGATTTCGTTGTTGTAGGTGTAGGTTTTATACATAACATAGCATCATCTGTTGAAACTTTAACAGGTGAACTAATGGAATTAGCAATTTATCAATCAAATCATCTTACTCAAACCAATAGGGCTTGGGAAGATATGACAGCAGATTTAGAAAAATTAGAGGAGGACAAACAGTGAGTATGATGAATCCACTGGCTGGACCAGCAGGCCCAGGTAAGTTCTCTACACGTACCGATAAATTAGAATTAGGTTCCACAGCATACGGCGAAGGCGTTGAGACACAAGCTATTCAGTCAGCTTCTCCGCTAGCCAAGACTAAAGATGTACTTCCTGCACGTGCGGGAGACATACGTGAAGCAGTTGCACAGGCACCAGTAACAGAATTATTTGCACCAACACAACGCCCAGAAGAAGTAGTAACTAGTGGTGTTGATGTAGGAGCAGGTCCTGGATCTAACGCACTACAAATGCTTAAGTCAGCAGAAAAACTTTCAGATGCTTTAGCAAAAATGCTTCCATATGATGAAACAGGCGAAATAGGAATCCTTTATCAGCAAGCACTAGCTAGAGGACAGTAATGGCTGATAATCTAAGAGCAGCCTCTATTTCTGCGGGATTATCACCTACTGAAAAGAAAAAAGTTGATGACTATAATAAGTCTCTTGTTGTACATAGGGAATTATTAAACCTTCCTCCAGACGTAGCAACAACTGTTTACAATAATAAACCAGAAAATCAGAAGAGAATACTTGCTGAAAACTACGGAACTGAAGATCCTATTGTCAAACCATCTCGTGGTTGGCTAGGAACTGCCTGGGCTTATACTGGTGGTGCTCTTAAAGAGGGCTTTGGTCTTGGTCTAGCAGGTTTGCAGAACGTATCTGATTTTACAACACGTGCATATCGTGCAATTGCCATACCACTTTCAGAGGGTCAGGTTGGATTTGCTTGGGATGAAGCCAACGATAAAGGCGACAAAGTATTTAACGATGGACGCATTGAAGATGCTAAAGAAAAATATGGAAATGTAGCTGTTAACGTAGCAATTAGAATTGCTAGAGGAGAGACAGTTGCAGATATTGCAAAGACTGCTACTCCAGAACAATTAAGATATTTGAGACTTGCAGATAAGAACCAAGGTTTAACTAAA